GGATGGGCAGTAGCGATGGGTTCTGTATTGATTCATTCATAGATAACGTATGGTAAATGCCCTTGCGCCGTGACCTGCCTGTCCCTCATTAACTAAAATGAAAGAAATTGACCACGAACAGCGGGAGCATCATAAGGACTTCCCGCCTTCATCACTGCCAGCACTGGCCAAGTGTCCGTGCTACAAGTCGTCGGACACAGTGGGTGCGGCGGCACACCGAGGCACACAGCTCCACGAGAAGCTCGAAGACCTGCTCGGCAATGGGAACCTGAGGAAGCTAGTTAAGCCTAAGCCCCGCGATGCTTGACCACATAAAATGCGACGGCCAACGCGATGACCGGCATGGAGAAGTTACTCAACACACTGGACATCCACCCAATGAAATCAATAATCATATACATATCACTCACATTAGATTAGACGGAGATTAATCACCGATGGACACAAACAAAATTACAGAGAGGTCACCGGGGCAGATTAGGGACAATGCCATGCGCTGTTTCGCACAGGAGGCAAAGCTCAAATACGACAAGGGTCAGAAAGAAGCCGGGACTAATCTGGATGAACACCCGGATTTGGTTGGGGCGGTTAGGGAGGAACTAATGGATGCTTGGTTCTATCTCCACAGCTTGGCTAAACAGATTGACGATAAGGATAGCCGCATAGCAGAGCTGGAGTTCGAGGTTGAACGCTGGAAGGAAAGGGCTAAGAGGTGACAGTAACCCTAGACGCAACTGAAGTGGTGGTGGCACAGATGCTTGCGGCTATGCGCTACAACGTGTCACGGATGGCTGGCGTCACGAATGCACGCATGGGGCCACAGGGAGACTACCAGACAGACTTGGAAGGCATGGCTGCTGAGATCGCCTTCTGCAAGGCGTTCAACTATTACCCTGACCTGACAGCGGGATCGCGCAAGGGTGGCTGGGATGTCAAGGGAAGGGCTGGGGAGACAATCGACATTAAGGTTACGAAGTACCACGCGGGCAAACTGCTTGCCACACTGAAGAAGACGCTCGAAGATTCACAGTATTATGTGTTGATGGTGGGGGAGTGTCCAACGTACAGGCTGGTTGGCTACGCCACGGCTGAGGAACTTTTGAGACCAGAAAACATAACAAACTTGGGGCATGGCGAGGGCTATGCGCTGGCACAGGGACAACTGAAACAGTTCGATAGCAAGGGAGGTTAAATGGAATACAAAACAAAATGTAGATTATGCAAACAAGAAATCGTGATTAACATCAACGATGACAAGGACTCGGCTGCGAAGGATGCCGGACTCAATCTGGGGACATGGATCGAGAAATCAAAGGTACTCTGTGAGCCGTGCTACATATATCAGGAGACGGGAGAACGTCCAACCAACACGCCGCCAATGAAGGACTTCCTATTTGAATGAAAGCCACTGAAACCATTATCGCCATCGCCATCGCCATCGCCATCTTTGTGCTGGTAGTGTGGGTGTTTGGCCCTCTCGTATGAAAAAGAAACATCACGAAACAATAGGAGAGTGGGAGGTCATCGCCAAGCGAACCCTCGCTGACCCTCACGCCAGCAAGAGCGAATGTCTCTCTGCCTTGATCGGGGTCAACCAGAGCAAGGACGAGTGGCTGAAGGAGCAACTGGGGCTGAAGATGAGCAAGGCGTGGAAGGCAGACCTCAACACCCTGAACAAGTTAAGAAGGACTGATGCCCCTGAATAAATATCCCAAGGAAGTCGTGTGGGCTGCGGAGTACATCATGTCCGTTGTCGGCAGGAGGAAGCTCATCACCGAGGAACGCATTTCTGTGATGCGGGACGGTGAGGAGATCACGTTTGGCAGCATGGACGCCTACTGCAAAGGTAACCTGTTCGACCTGAAGACCGGACTGGTTCGGGATTACAGGCAGCAGATGGCAGCGTATGCGCTGGGCGTCATGCAGAAGTACAAGGAGAAGAAGCTCACCTGCCACCTTGTATACTCCAAGACCAAGGAGGTTAAGAAGTTCAGCTTGACCCGCGAAGAGGCTGAAGATATTGTCTACGCCATCGTTGACTCCGTTAACGATCCCACCCGATCACCTTGGCCATGCGAATATTGCCTGTGGTGCGGGAGACGTGAACAATGCACAGCACTAAAACATTTTGCCTACACCATCGGCGGACAAGTCGAGGCTATGAAGCACATCAATCTCAATGCCCCTCTGGAACCAGCCGTTCGTAAACGGTTACTCTGCATCGCCAATGCGGTGGAGGATTGGTCAGAGAACATTCGGGAAAAGGTAAACAAGGAATAGTATTATGCCTGAAGAAGCAAAACCAAAGCTGACCTTCTCTAAGGTCGCACGTAAAGCCTACCTCTACAAGAACGAGAACAAGAGGGAGGGATCAAATGACCCTGACTATAAGGGGAAACTGTTCGACTTGAACTTAAACGAGTTGAAGGATATTGCCAATGAAGATGGCATCGTGGAGTCCCTCTTTCTGTCCGGTTGGACAGAGGAAGACCAGAACAAAACTCAACGGGTTGGAATCTCCACCCAGAAGGGAGTCCCTGCAACAGGGGAACCAGTTGCAGCTACCGCTGAAGCACCGTTCTAGTTAAACACTATAACTGATTCTCCTTCTCCCCGTTTGTTTATACTGCAGTTTCGGGGAGGGGGAGTTTTAGTCTGTAAACATAACCAATAGGAAACTGACATGAAAAAGAAAGAAGTGAAAACAAGCAGACAGGATGATGATTACCTGAAGATGGCAGCACAAGCCTCAGCACTGGCGTTTGATGTGGACTCCGAGGAGGTTCTGGGAAGGCGAAGGACTGAGCCGCTGGTCTTCGCCAGACAAACAGCCTACTACCTTGTCCAGCGTGGGCTGGGATATTCCTACACACGCACTGGGGCTATATTTGGCGTGAATCACGGTACGGTAATGCACGGAGTCAGTAAGGTGAATGATGTCCTTGAGCTTGACCTGAACCGAAAACACCGCAACGGAAGCTGGGCTAACATGACGAGACTGGCCCGCAAACATTTCGAGAGATTCCATGAGACTTATGTGGAGTCAGATGCACATCTAGCAATGAAAGGCTTACATGATGTCCAACCTTCCTGACCTGAGAAAACCCGCCTCAGTGTGGGAACTGAAACAGGTCATCGAGATGATCGACGAACGCATGACTGAGCTGCGTAGGCATCGTGGTGAGAATGCTGTGGGTGATTATATGTGGGACAGTGATACTGCCAAGGCTGAGTACATTAGCCTGAACAAGAAGCGAACCGCAATCCGCCAGAAGATTCTCAACACTAAGTTAAATTGATGAACGTAACGCAACCCTTGGTAATGGCTGTTGCATCCACGGTAGGGTCTTTGTTGTCATCGGGGTACTGGCTGGAGGCAACGATAATAAACTCCTTCCGAACTTGCAGCAAGACCCCAAAGGTCACGCACGGGCAGGGCTTCACTTTTGAAAGCTCTTCCTGTACATAACCTGCGGGGTCAAGCCATTGCACCTTCACCCGCTTCCCAAGCCAACTCTTGGGGAATTTGTTTCTATACCCTCTCCCAGCCATCTTTATATTTCTCCCATCTGCACACCAGCGCGTTCCCTCGCCCCTTCCCGGCAGGGTAAATGGTTGCCGCTGTCGCCTTTGACTTCACGGCATCCGCAATGGGAATGATGTAATATCCATCATGGATAATGTCCTCAAAGTCCCCGGAGAACGGGGCATAGAGGATTATAAAGTCACAGTCAGCTTTCGTGTAACACTTGGGGTTCCCCTTACAATGTTGCAAGGCACACCGATAGCTTCCGCCTTTGCCAATATTAGCCGACTTGACCTGTACCCTTCTGGAGTGTCCATCCTTCTCTGCTATCAGGTCGTAAGCGTCATCGCCAAGGGGCCAGCTAACTGTGAACCCATGCTCGACGAGCTTCTTCGCAACGGCTAGTTCTGCGACATTTCCTATCCTTTTTGCGTCTATAGCTACTGTCCCCCACCTTATTTCTTTTCTTTTCCTTCTTTTTCTCTTGCTTTTCTTTTCAGCAACTCTCTTGCACTGAATGTCGCTCGGTCTGCCCGCCAGCGGCTCCATACCGCCCCAGTCGGCAAAATTACGGAATCAAGCAGAAATAGCTGGCTCAACTTCCGGATCAGGGCGTCCTTCTCTTCTTCGGTTTTCTCTAGCCGATCCCACTCCTCCTCAATAAACTCAGCCCTCCCAATCGGTTCTGATATTTCAAGAAATCTTGGGTCTATCAGCACCTTGCTCAGGGCTTCCTGCTTTTTACTCTTAGCAATCTCTGCTGCAACCCGAGTCCTAATCCTTTTTGCCCATATTCTCCCAACCACTGTCCCTAAGTGCGTCTTATTGAACGGAAAAGCCTCACGATCACCAGCCCTGATGGCCCTGCCGTCCGGATGATATCTGCCTACTTTTACTTCTTTTCCGTCTGCTCCAACTTGCGCTTCCATATGCATTTGGAGAATCCTGCG